GGTAACCGGAGCTGATCGTAATAGGCTTACCCAGGTGGTCACGTAATGGCTGCAGGATGTCTCGAGATAAGCGCTTGAGCCTATCGTACACAGGCCCGCCGGGCTTCACCGAGTTATCGATACCACAGCGGGCCGCAGTCTGGCTGCGCTCGAACTCGTCGAGAAAGAAGTTTTCACTAAGTTGAATCCGCTGCATTACATGACCCCATCCTCTGCTGATTCAGATTTGAATTAATCGATAGGGTCATATTGCACGATCAGTGACGGGCGATCTTTTAAAGGGCTTTAAAATTATCTAGAGGGAGGCACGCGTAAACTGACCCTACTTTCTTTTTCGGATTTTAACAATGGAATTTCTGGATCAGCTCAAGGCTTGGGGGCCATTCGTACTGCTCATTATGAATGGATTTTTTCTCTGGATCGCGTGGAGTTTTCGTCAGGCTACGGTTAGCCGTTCTGATTTCGAGGAGTTTACTAAGGCCTTGTCGTCATCGATTAACGATCTGGATTCCGATGTACGCGACAGGCTCACAGAACAAGATAAGCGCATATCAACCGTCGAGGCTGTAGTAAAAGGTCAACCCGGCCATGATGATCTGAAAGACATTTACACCCGGATGAATGGCATGTCCCGAACACTATCAAAGGTCGAGGGCGCAACATCTGCGATGGCGAATCAAACGGGCGTTATATATCAGCACCTTCTTAGCCAGAAAGGAGAAAGCAAATGAGCTTTGGAAACTTGGTCGCAGAACATCAACGCTTGCTGATTCTACAGATGTTGGAACAGGACGCTGGCTATTCGCATAATGAAGCCGTGCTGAAGTCAGGTCTCGCAGCAATGGGGCACGCAATCAGTACCGCAGCGCTTCATTCAACCATCGACTGGCTAAGTGATGCGGCACTGGTCACATCTGATGACGTTGAGAGCGTTGGCAAGGTCGTAAAAATCACGAGCCGTGGCCTTGATGTGGCATTGGGTCAAACGGTCGTTACCGGCGTTGCTCGACGCATGCCGGGAGTGTGATATGGGCCGACAGTCATCTATTAAGCAGCTCGCCCCCGACATCGTTGAAAAACTGAATGAGCTGTTACGCGACCCCCGTATTAATCAGCTGGACGCGACCGAACAGATCAATGCATTACTGGTGCAGCGCGGCGAAGATCCCGTCAGTAAGAGCGCCGTAAATCGCTACAAGCTGAGCATGGATCAGGTCGGGAAAGCCATTCGCGAATCTCGCGAAATGGCCGAGATCTGGATAGGCAAACTGGGCGCTGCTCCACAAAGCAAAGTCGCTAACCTCACGTCTGAGATTATTCGCAACTCGCTGATCGATCTGTCACTCGCTATTCAAAAGATCACGATGGGCGAACACGACCCTGAAGTGATCGCGGGCGCGGTGCGGATGATTAAAGACCTGTCGTACTCCCACGAAAAACTCGAAAAAGCCGTCAGCGAAACCACCGCTCGTGAAGCGAAAATCAAAGAAGCCGCACGCAAAGAAGCGCTGGAAGAAGCTGCCGAGAATGCAGAAAGCGCTGCGCGGGCACAAGGCATGGACGAAGACCAGGTCACCTTCTGGCGTAACAAAGTGCTGGGTGTTTAATCATGGCCATCAAGCCGTTGGGCGATACTGTACGCTGCGTTGAATGGGAAGAACTGCCAGCGCGGGCGCGTGAAATTCCTGACGGTTTCGACCCGTCGGCTGAAGGCGTATTGATGCAGCACCAGGTGGAGTGGTTACGAATCACTGCACCGATCAAGGTATGTAGCAAGGGTCGTCGTACCGGGATTACATTTGCCGAAGGCTTGGATGCACCGCTGACGGCTGGTGCAACGAAAGAAGCCGGCGGCATGGATGTGTATTACATCGGTGACACGAAAGAAAAAGGTCTGGAGTTTATTGGGTATTGCGCGAAGTTTTCCAAAACAATCGCTCAAGCCCAGGCTGGCGGTATATCAGAAATCGAAGAGTTTCTGTTCGAAGACCAGCAGGAAGACGGCACCACTAAACACATCACCAGCTACCGCATTCGGTACGCCTCCGGTTTTAAAATCGTCGCGTTATCAAGTAACCCCGCCAATATTCGTGGCTTGCAGGGTAAGGTCATCATTGATGAGGCTGCATTCCATCGGAACGTTGCGGCGGTGATTGATGCTGCGACTGCACTGCTGATCTGGGGCGGTCGCGTTTCTATTATCAGTACGCACAACGGTCGCACCAACGCATTTAACAGCCTGATCAAAGACATTCACGATCAACGCTATGGCGACAGTGCTGAGGTCTATACCTGTTCATTTGATAATGCCGTAGCGAATGGGCTGTACGAACGTGTCTGTATGATGAAGGGCGAAAAAGCGACGATCGAAGGTAAAGCTAAATGGTACGCCACGATCCGTAATGCGTATGGCCCTCGTAAGGCGCAAATGCGCGAAGAGCTGGATGCAATACCGCGAGACGGTACCGGCACCAGTATGCCTGGCATCTGGATCGACAACGCCATGCCAAGCGAACCGTATCGACCAGTCGTTCGACTGAAGTTAGCAGATGATTTTGCAACCAAGGCTGTCGAGGAGCGTGAGTCCTGGTGTGAAGACTGGATTAAAAAATACATCGACCCGGTGCTGGCGTTGTGTAATCCCGAGCACCTTCACGTCTACGGTCACGACTTCGCACGTCACCGCGACTACTCCATTTTTACACCGCTAGCGATCGAACCGGGGCGACATCGTTATTGCCCGTTTGTTCTGGAAATGCACAAAGTGCCAACACGGCAGCAAGAGCAGATCATCTGGTACATTCTCAAAAAACTGCCACGTTTTTGTGGTGGGGCTGCGGATGCCACTGGATCGGGTGAAACGCTCGCAGAATACACTGCTGATGAGTTTGGCATAGGTATTATCGCCCAGGTAAAACTGAATCGTGGTTGGTATGGCAGTTGGATGCCAAAAATGATTCAGCAGTTCGAAGACGGAACCATTCAAGTACCGAAAGATCAGGATCTCGCCAACGACCTGCGAGCGGTTGAAGAAGTCGACGGTATTCCAATGGTCGCAAAACCACGCAGAAAAGATTTGAAAGATCCCGACACATATCGTCACGGCGACTTTGCACCAGCTCTGGCACTGGCGGTATTCGCCAGCATTGAAATGCGCCAAGGCCCGGTCGAAGTTTCAAGCCGCCACCGCAGAAAGTCGGGCGGATTATTAGAGGGTTATGATGCATGAATAATGGAATCTGGGTGTCGCCCAATCAATTCGTTCAATTCGCTGAAAAGAATGATCGTCTGACTGATCACATCGTTACGCGCGATCGCAGCCCGGATTTTTCCGCATTGGGCAGCTATCTTCCAAATCCCGACCCGATTCTACGAGCGAAGGGAAAAAGTGTTGAGATCTACCGCGACCTGCGCAGCCATCCTGCAGTTGGCGGTGCAATCCGTCGACGTAAAGCGGCAGTGACTGCATTGGAATGGAGCCTCGATCGTGGCAACGCCAATGCTCGTGCAACTGCGAACGTCAAAGCAGTGCTGGACGACATCGACATGGTTCAGCTGCAGCGCGATATTTTAGAGGCACCTTTATATGGCTATCAGCCGATCGAAATCCTCTGGGCAAAGGGCCAGCGCTGGACCGCACCAGGTGAACTGATCGCCAAGCCGCCAGAGTGGTTTCTGTTCAATACTGAAAACCAACTGCGATTTCGCAGTCGTAAGTCGATGATCGAAGGTGAAGAGCTACCAGAGCATAAATTCCTGCTGCCACGTAATGATGCGACCTATCAAAACCCGTGGGGTAACGCAGATATGGCGATGGTGTTCTGGCCTGCGACATTTATGAAAGGCGGGCTGCGCTTCTGGGTTCAATTCGCGGAAAAATACGGCACGCCGTGGCTGATCGGTAAGGTTCCGCGCAACACCAACAAGTCGGTGAAAGATGCTCTTGCTGAAGACCTGGAAGGCATGATTCAGGATGCCATCGCGGTGGTACCAGACGATTCATCGGTCGAGATCGTCGAAGCGGCTGCGAAAACCGGTGCAGCTGAAGCCTACGAAAAACTGCTGAAGTATTGCCGCTCTGAAATCAGCATTGCGCTCCTTGGTCAAAACCAAACCACCGAAAGTAATAGTACTAATGCCAGCGCAACGGCTGGGCTCGAAGTTGCTGACGATCTGCGCGACGGCGATGCGGCCCTGGTGGAGAGTACGGTAAACACCCTGATCGAATGGATCATGTACGCGAACGGCATCAGCGGCCCTGCGCCGAAGTTCACAATGTTTGAGCAGGAAGACGTCGACGATACTCAAGCGAAGCGAGACGAGACCTTGAGTCGGGCTGGAGTGAAGTTCAGCAAAGCCTACTGGATGCGATCGTATGATCTGGAAGAGGATGATATCGAAGAAGCAGATGCGTCTACGTCGACGGATATGCCGTCGGTACCGGATGTGAATTTTGCCGAAGGTGAACCCGAGGATATCGGCAAGCGTATCGATAGTCTGACCTCCGAGCTGATCAAGTCGACAGCAGAGCCACTGCAAGACTGGACCAGCAGAATTCAGCGCATGGCAGCCAGCGCTGAAAGCCTCACCGATCTGCACGAGCAGCTCATCAGCGGATACGGAAATTTACCGGACGTATCAATGCAGGCTGCGCTGGACGTAGCATTCACAGTTGCGCAAGCTCGAGGAGCAGAAGACGTTGCCCGTGAAGCTGGCCAGGATCTACTGATGTTTGCCGAACCAGGCAACGCATTCTATGAGCAGCTCGCAGCGCTGCAGGTGCGACTGCGAAACCTGGTACCAACAGAACGCTGGAGTGACATTCAGCGATCGGCGCACGATCGCGCGTTTGTAGTTGCAGGGGCAATGAAGGCTGATCTGCTGAACGACCTCGCCACCGCAGTGACAAAAGCGATCGAAACAGGCGGTACCATCGACGAGTTCCGCGCAGACTTCGATCGCATCATCGAGAAAACCGGCTGGTCGTACACCGGCGAGAAAAACTGGCGCACCCGAACTATCTACGCGACCAATATGAAGTCGACGTACCACGCGGGGCGGCTGGCGCAGCTCAACGACCCAGAGCTGAAGAAAGTCGCGCCCCTGCGCATGTATCGTCATGGCGGCAGCGCAGAAC